CGCTGTTCGAGTTGCTCGCAAACCATCACGTGAACATAATTTCTGCTTATGTTCCATGGCTCGCAAACACTGCATAGCGATAGCTGGTGGATGACATTGTTCGGCAAAATCATTAAACAATGAAAGTGAAAATTTTGAGTGACTTGCATCATACAAAGTAAAATCATCTTCACAGCAATTCTCAATGCCGAATTGTTTCAAATAAAAAGTGAACCATCTCCCCACGTCCAATGCCGAAGCACCAGCCGCAAAGAATAATGGATCAACAGAATCCCATACACTATGAACATATTTAGTTAAATTAACTATAAAAGGACCTAAAGCTACTTTAATTTTAGGATCACAACTTACTATGCATCGTGGCCTTACTTCCTTATCAAGCTCCACTGTATTCGACCAGTTCCACAGCTTAATCTCTCGCTTGACAAATACTTGACCACTACACATAGTTTTCAACGACAACCCACGGTTGCGGAGATTGTCAGCAGCTTGTTGCAAAGATCTGAGCTGTTGACCTGAATACCGCTGAAACCACTGCTTGAGTGACATGCTACCCACATTTGATGGGGTGATAATTGCTGAAACATATCGTCGGCAAACGTCCCATGCAACAGATTGAGGAACATTTGGGATCTGGAGCACTCGAGTTGTAAGTGCAGCCAAGACATCAGACGAGTCAGCAACATGGACACAAGATCCTTTGAAGCCAGGACCCACGAGCACAGCACCTCTCTCTCTTCTCGCGCTTGGGCAGCTACGTCCGGTCGCGCGACTAAAATCAAGGGTAAAGTTACTAGGAATAAGAGGAAGAGCAGCTGTATAAACAACCGAGTTAAATCGAACGGGTCCCGGCACTTGGGAAAATCCTTTAAAGTTGGATGCACAGGGTGATGATCTCGTATCGCATCAGCAATACGATGTGTATCATCAACACGACGTTGATGAAACGGCGAATATGGCAACAACAACATCTTGACAGCATTTAAAACATACTGAAAAGGGTTAAAGCCAACATATTGTGCTAAGCTACGGCTCTGTTCTGTAATAAGTGTGCCTGTAAATTCACCAACATCAAGCACAGCATCATCAAACACGTCAGTAACTTGTAAATACGTAGTCGCAAGAACGTGTTTCGCAAGATTAATACCTGCTACAGAAAATTGAGCAATGCGTTGAGGGTCAGAATCTATCAAATTATGAGCCTTACCTGCAGAATAAGCTTTACGCACTTCTTGCATTGCAGCACAATTAGCAGCAACAGCCACTTCTTTGGCTGCTTCACGCCGTGCTATCAAAGGCAAAACCGTAGTTGCAACACCAACTAATGCTTTCATCTCTGGTTCGGTATCACCACACGATCCAGGTGGCACCCATTCAGCCCACTTACGCTTCAAACAATGTCGCATAGGTGGCTGAGCGTCACATGTAGAACAACCAACGGATGATGGTAAAATTTCTTTAACCTGGTTGTTTACAACTAAAGCAGTTTGTTGATTTGTGGTCGGCGGTACAGTTTCAATGGGTACTTCATATTTCTCCTCAAAACAATGCTCCTGATCAAAGAATTTTAATGCTTCTTTAACTGTTTTTCCTTTAACAAAAGAAGCAACAATTGCTGGACCAGTACGCCTACCACGATTACGTCCTTTACGATCTCGCCGAACACGTTTAGATTGGTAATCCTTTGCTTCCGCATTATCAGCAGAGATCATTTTATCAAGACGATTCACATTTGCAAGAACAGTCTGTGTTTCAGTGTCATCATCACCTGCAACATCCTTATCATTAGGACCTGGTTTCTTAGCCTCGCCGATACGTTTATTGTCAACAGGCAAGACAATGTGCTCATTTTCAGTCACAGTCTCCTTAACGACACCAAAACAATGATGTCGGCCCAAAACATCAGAGTAATCC